TAACATGTGCCCATGCACAATGAAAACCCTGCACCTATATGTTTTTTCTTTTGCCATGTCATACTCCATGTAACAATTCTCAAAGACTAAATATTCCCATGTTAGAGAAAAAATATACAATATTTTATAAGTATTTTTGGAAAAGTGTACCCGTATAGGCGAAGCCGGAAAGGGTACACTTTTACATACATATAGAAAGTTGTACACGATCATGGTACTAGATACCTTGTAAAACACTCCACAATGCCCAAGGTTACATTTAAACCCTGGACCAGTACCAAAGGTAAGGTCTAGGTTTAAATTGAACCTGGAGCATCCTAGAGTGTTTCAGAGGTATATGAGTAAAATTACGCACTACCATAATACCAGATACCACGTAAAACACACCACAATGCCCAAGGTTACATTGAAACATTGAACCAATACCAAAGATAAGGCTTAGATTTAAATTGAATCTGGGGCATCCTAGAGTGTTTTAAGACCATGTGACAATTTTTATATATGAAAGGTAAGAATTTGGCAAGAGTTACACATACTTTACAAGAATTGAATGTTCTGTATTCAACTACAGGAAAAAATCTTACCCTTGTTGCTGCGGATACAACAAACAAAGAAGAAGTGGCCATGTCTGACCGTATCATGGTTATTGCCAATAACACAGGTGGGAGTGCCTATACTGTCACAGTAAACTCTACAGCACTCAATGGCCGACTTGGTGACATCACTGCGCATAGTATTGCTGCATTAGGCATAACAATGTTTGGGCCTTTTCCAAGTTCAGGCTGGAGTACTGTTGGTGGGAAACTTGAGTTTGAAGCAAGTAATGCCGCTATAAAGTTTGCTGTGGTAAAAGTTCCTTAAAATTTTATATATGTCTTTAATTTTCTCATTGTATTTCTTTCATATTTAAAGGGTAAATACTATGGCCTTAAGTGCTGCAACGTTTGGTTTTAATACAAAATTACAAGTTGGTGATGGTGGTGGTACTGAGGTGTTTACCACCATTGCAGAGTTAACCTCTATCAGTACAAACTTTAGTGCTGATGATGTTGAAGTCACTTCACATGATTCCACTGATAGATGGCGAGATTACCTTCAAGGTCTTAAGGGGTTAGAGATTACGATGGAAGGCAATTTTCTCCCCACCAATGATACTCATGACATTACCGCTGGCACAGGGATGATGTTCCTTTTTGACGCTGGAACAAAGAGAAACTATAAACTTATCTTTCCAACACCTACCCCTACTACATGGACATGTGCAGGTATCCTTACCAATGTATCCCATTCTGCACCAATGGATGCACAATTAAGCTTCTCAGCCACACTAAGAACTTGTGGCGAACCGACAATGAGTTAGCCTTAAGTTTTACAAAAGTTACACTTCAATCTCATATAACAGCACCACACTTATCACATACCTACGCACATTGGAGAAGTCTTCATGGCAAAATTCCAAAAAATGTATCCCATTGCCAAAACACCCATTGTTATAGACGGGGAAACCTATCAGCTCCGTTATAACTTTAGTGCATTTGTCAAAGCTGAAATGGAACTGACAAAGTTTTGGGGAAAACGTACCACTATCCCTGGATTACTTGGACTAATATTTTCTAGTGATAATGATAACCAATTGCTTAGTGATCGTATTAGTATAAATGACCTTTGTATCCTGGTATGGTGCGGCATATTGCATGAATATCCAAAGATTACCCTTGAAGAGGTAACAAATTTCTTAGAACTCTCTGACTTGGCTGATGTCATGCCCATTGTCCTTGGTGCAATAGGTGCAGCAATGACTAAACCTACCCCTGAAGACATTACCACAACAAAAAACGATTACACCCCACAAGTACCAGTACAGCCCATAACACCATAGAAGAATTTTCAGGCGACAATTGGCTTACATTGTGGGGTATTGCATCTTTTGATTTGCACTTGTCTAATGAAAACTTTTGGAATTTATGCCCAATAGAATTTGATGCACTGTTAGAGAGATGGGTATTACAAGAGGAACGGTTAGACCGTAGAGCAGCACTTGTGGCATCAATACTTGTGAACATTAACAGGACAAAGAAAAGTAAAATCTCTAAACTTCAAGAGTTTATGGTACATGATTTCAGAGGAAAATCTACACAGCAAACATGGGAACAACAATTGGAAATGTTGAAAGCTTTACAACCACCAAGTAAGAAAAATACAGGAATGAAAGGGCAACCCACTACAGAGTTACCCTTACACACTTAGTCATTACCCATACTAACAGGTAGCATACCAACAATGTCTTTCGTTGTAAGGTACCCTGTATACGCAGCAATGGACCGTATACTCTTTAAAAAATAATCATACTCTTTGTACTCCTTTCCATATACACCGTTTGCAACATACTCACGATGAAAATATTGTGAAGTGTAATATTCATGTCCCTGGTACACAACAGGTTGAAATAGCAAGCTTACAGGCAACAATGCATCCATTATTCGTTACTCCCTATACGTATTACAACTGAAAACATTTGTTATACAAATCCCATGTACTATTTTCATCTTTCACATGTTGGAAAATATACTCCTGTGCAGTAGTAGTAAGAAGGGTAAGATATTTATACCCTGTTGACCGATAACACTCCAGCCATAAGGATTTCCACAATTTTGACTTTGCCCATGGTACAAGAGCAATACCAGTTGTTTCATTTTCAAAAATGCATATAGTACAGTAGCTTGTTCAACTCATCATCCAAATAGTGGGAAAGGGCCAATTGCGCTGTAGCGTTTAGAAGGGTAATAGGTCGATAATTTGTTGCTTGAAACAACATCTTAAAAGGAGCACTGGGATTTGAAGATAGGTTTGAGCCAGTAACGACGTACTGCCTCTGATTTGGAGTTAGTGAATTTACTTGACTCCAAACCAATTCTACAATGTCCCCTTGTTGGGTATATATTTTATACGTTTCAATAGTCCGTAACAAACGTAAAAAATCATCATGCCTCTGATACTTCCCCCCATGCGCACTATTAGTAATATATTGTTGATGGAAATATTGTGACGTGTAATATTCTTGCCCCTGGTACACAACAGGTTGAAATAGCAAGTTTACAGGCAACAATGCATTCATTATTTATTACTCCCTATACGTATTACAATTGAAAACACTTGTTATACAAATCCCACGTACTATTTTCATCTTTTACATGTTGATAAATATGCTCCTGTGCAGTAGTGGTAAGAAGGGTAAGATACTTGTACCCTGTTGACCTATAACACTCTAGCCATAACGACTTCCACAATTTTGACTTTGCCCATGGCACAAGAGCAATATCTGTAGACTGACACAAGTCTTTATAGGCAGGAATAGATTGAATATAGGCAATAAAACTTCCATGGTCTTCATACCTGCCTTCGTAGCAATCACTTACCAAGTATTGCCCATGTACATAGTGTGATGTGACATATTCCTGCCCCTCATACATGAGAAGATGTTCACTCATACATTTCTCCTTTTAAAAATATACATTGACATTTCCACATTTCCTCATGGCAAAAGTATACAAAAATTCTCAATGAATATCTTGAAAAAAATACCACTGTCAACCTACAATTTTTCCCGTATGTTTTGAAAGGATATCATGGCAGTTACTGACACTATAGAAGTAGTATTTACAGCACAACATACACAGTTTATGTCCGCTGTGAACCAGATGTCTGCTGCCATAAAACTTCAAACTGATGCCTTTGAAAAACTCTCAGAGAAAGTGAATGACTCTGCAAGTGTCATTACAAAAAGTAACCTTGGCATGGTGGCTTTTGGTGAAACGGTAAAAGGAGCATTTAGTTCAGTATTACAGGCATCATCAGACTTTGAAGTGGGGTTTGCACGGTTAAAACGGTTAGTGGATGACCAATCAGAACTTGGAAATTTCCAAAAGTCTATACAAGGTATTATTTCCACTATACCGTTAGCATCAAAAGAATTGTTCCACTTTGGAGAGGAAGCTTTAAAAGCAGGTGCAACTACCGTTGAAAGTTTTAAAGATTTAACCACATTAGGTGCACAACTTCAAGCAAATGTCGGTGGTCCTATTGGTGATCTCCTTACACAAATGATTCGTTTTACCAAAGTATTTGGTGAAGGTATAGACCAAGTTCGTAACACGGTAGACATCACCACAAAACTTGCTAATGCCTTTAGTACAAATGAACAAGAAATACTAAAAATTACACAACGTTTCGCCCCAATGGCTAAGGCATTGGGATTTTCAAAAGCTGAAGCACTTGGCCTTGGTAACGCCATGAAAGAGCTTAATGTTACCAGTGAATCAGGTGGTACAGTTATTGCCCAGTTCTTTGCAAAGATTCAAGAAGGGATAGGTGGCAATAACAAAATACTCCAAGCTTTTGGAAAAATTACCAATCAAACAAGTGAACAATTTGTAAAAAGTTTTAAGAAAGATCCTGCAACAGCATTTGAATTGTTTATAGGTAACTTGGAAAAGATTGTAAAAAGTGGAGGATATGTTGGTGGTGCACTGAAAGCTTTAGGGCTAGAAAGTGTACGACAAATGATTATTTTTGGACAACTTGCAGGTGCTGGAGACACTTTTAGGGCTTCACTTGAAAAAGCAAGAGAAATTATTACAAGTGTTCAAACAGCACTTGGCCAATCACAAATTGTTTGGGGAACTACTGCTGCTGAAATACAACGATTCAAAAATAATGTGGAACTCCTTAAAGTTGAACTTGGTAAAGGGTTAAATTCTCAAATAGGTTTCTTAGCAAATCTTCTTACAGATCTTACAAGAATAATTAAAGATAGCCCATTATTCCAGTCAACAACCGCACAAACAATATTACTTATTAGTGAAATGACTCTTGGACTTGCAGGAGCATGGACTATTCTTAAAGCCGCGTTAATCGCTGTAGGGCTCCCATGGGCAACTATATCTGCAAGCATGCTTACAGCAGCACCATATGCTGCTGCTGCTGCTGGAGTGTTATTACTGGCATCAAATTGGGATAAGGTTAAAAGTTCCATGGAACAATCTATGGTAACCTTTAACCATTGGGTACATAAAAAGGTTATGTCAGAGAAGGACTATGTTGAATGGGCAAGTCAACCCCTTCCAGTAGCAAGACCTACTCCACTTGCACACTATGAAACTGCCCCAGAAAAGGGTGACCCTGGATATGTGCCTACTCCAGATGAACGCATTGCGGAAGCATTGCAAAAACATGCACGAAAAATGGAATCTATTAATATCCTTTATGCTGAAGGTGGGAAAAAAATAGAAAAACTTAAGGAAGAATTAGCATCGTTAGAACATGTATATCACAATCTTTCTGACATAGAACCTTTACCAAAAGCTGATTTGCAAATGTTTGCAAAAGATATAGCGAGAACAAAGGCAGACATTGGAAATATGAAAGAAGAAGTCAAGGTAGACTTAAAAGAAGCAAACATTCAAAAAGACTTATTCATTGCCGAAGCCATTAGCAATTCCTTAGGAGACAGTGTTGAGTTTGCACGGCAGTCTGTACAAATGCTCAAAGGAGCAATTAGTAAGAAAATTGAAACTGAATTTAATAAAAAAGGTTCTAACACATTTAAAGTAGGAGATATGGGATTCACAACAGACATGTTTAAAAATATGAACGATGAAAAATTTAATGAGATTGAAGGATTGCCTCCCCTTATTAAAATGTACAATGAATATAAAGAAAAACTGAGTGAAGTAGAAGCTATACAAGCTATCAGTACAAAAAGTGAAGCATTTAGAGCAACTGTTATTGATCTAGAGAAAAAAGCTACCTCTGGGCTCATTACAGAACTTGAAAAAGAAAAAGGTATACGTGAAGCCAGTCTTTCTACACTTGCAGCATATGAAAAATTAAAAAATGTTGGTGGCACAGAATACGACTACGTCTCACAACGTGGTATGGATGCCAAGATGGCCCTAAAAGAACTTACCATAAAAGACCGTGACCAAGTAGAATTGCAAAAAGTAAAAAATGAAGTCATGGCCGAAGCGCAAACAATTCTTGATGGGTTACAAGGTTCCCAATACAAATATGCTACACAAATAGACGCTCTTAACTATCTCCTTGCCAACACTGGCTTTACTCAGAAACAATACAATTCTGCCTATGAAGAACTTACCATGAAAATGGTCACGAGTAATCCACAATACAAAGATGCCATTGAAGTATTTGGTGCCCTTGGTAATGCTGCTACAGAAGCCTTTGAACAAATGCTTACTCAAGGTAAACTTACCTCTGAAGGACTTAAAGGCATTGTAAAAAGTATTATCACTACCCTTGGAAAACTTGTTGAAAAAATACTCATTACGAAAATAACCATGATGATACTTGGTTCTGGAACAAGTCCAATTGCAGGTTCAACAGGAATAACAAATTCTTCAGGTATACAAGCTTTTCCTACAAGTACTGGACCAAGTAGCTTTGCAGGTGGCGGCATTGTTTCACAAACAGGATATGCCATGTTACATGCTCCTGAAGCAGTTGTGCCCATAGAAGGTGGCAAAATCCCCGTAGAAATGAAAAGTAGTAGTTCAGCCATGACCAATGTTACTATTATCAATGTTACTGACATGGCTACAGCACAAGCATTATCACAGGATAAAAATGCCATTATAAACATTATTAGCCGTAATATTGAAGAACGTGGTCCTGTCTACCGTTCCCTTAAAGTGGCAAACACTACAAAAGGGTGACCATGCCAAGTTTCCCTTCTCTAATCATTCCACAGAGTGTTTCACCCTTTAAATATACCCTACCAAAACTTCTCTGGGAATTTGATAAAGGCTATATTGAAACACGTGCAAAATATCACAAATTTTTACGAAGATTTACATGGGAATTTCTGGGGTTACAAGCACAACAGAAGAACAAATTTGTAAATTTTATACATGAAGTACGAGGGGAATCGTCTACATTTGATATTACCTGGCCTTACGGTAATACCGTTATAGGTGCAACAAGTACTACCCCTATTGTCATTACAGTTGCTTATAGTCATAACTATCTTAATGGTGATAGTGTCACTATTACAGGTATAGAAGGCAATACCAATGCTAATGGCACCCATGTTATAAGTGCAATAACTCTTAACACATTTACCTTAGTTGGTACAACATCAAATGGTACTTTCGCAGATATAAACAGTAATGCCATAGCAAAGTTAAAACTTTCCAATGTAAAATTTATATTTGAAAATGGATTAAGTGATATAATTGAAAAGATTTTAGGTCCAGATAGAGATGCGTATGGTATATACAATCTTTCCATAAACATGGAACAAATTTATCCAGGATAACAGAAATATATGCCATCGCTACCAGCAATACCAATTACAGACATTAGCCCAGTACAACAGCGTAATGACACATTAGCAGGGCAATATAGTTCTGGACCCATGACATTAGCACCACGACATATAAAACAGTTACGACAATACACCTTAAAATGGGTAGGGTTAACAACCTATAACAAAAATCAGTTAGAGTTTTTCATTACCAACACTGTACGGTACAACATTTTACCTTTTAATTTTACACATCCCCATGGTCAACTTATCATTGGAGCAACTAATACAACCCCTATAACCATTACCTTATTCTTTGAACATTTCTTTGTTGACAACGACCAAATAACCATTACAGGTGTTGAAGGGAATACCAACACCAATGGTACATGGGAGATTACCGGAGTCACTGGTACAACATGTATACTTCGTAACTCTGTAGGCAATGGAACCTTCACAGACACCAATAGTAATGCCCTTGCACAACTCTACCTTCCACGTGTTACCTGTGAAAAATCTCAGGATGAATTTGTTACCATTGAAAAGATTCTTGGCCCTGATACAGATGCCAATGGAATATTCACTGTTGAAATAACTATCCAAGAACTGTTTTAGGACATGTATGCCACGTAACTTATCTGCTGCATTGGTACTCAGTAAAAACACTATCCATTCCACACAAAGCTTTGCATACATTGCTGAAATTAAATACCGTACTGCCCTTCCCCCTTCAGAAACCTTTGCCAGTCTCTACTACACAAACTATTCTGAAAATATCATATTTAACACACATACTTTTGTAAGCTATCCAATTTCTCTTGGTGACCTTTTAGAAAACTCCACTGGAGAAACAACACGGTTTCAATTAGGTATTGGTACAGTAGACACAAGTTTCACTAATGTACTCTCTACCTATTGGCTCAACATTGAAAAACCTTTATGGAAAGTGTCTGTGTGGATTGTTGACGTCACACAACCTGCACAAACAAATACAGTAAGTAATGAAGAGTACACAGTCATTACTGTTACAACTACCCTTTTAGCGTCAACAATGGAATGTGTATGGACAGGTTTAGGATTTGAAACCAGGTTACCAGGAAGAAGGTATACAACACTTGGCGGGTTTCCACATATTCCACGACTTATACGTTAAAAATACATAGGTTAGTTATATTTGTATAACTAACCTATTATCCTACACAATATGTGGAGACTTTATAGAGGAAAGATATTCACGCACAGCAGCAACATTCCATTTAAGATTGTACCCAGACTTGGTACCATGCTCACTTTGCCAGGCATGTATAGCACAGTGCAATTCTCCTATCGGAGTAGGTTTCCAATTTCCCTCTATAGTCTTTATTTGCCAGCCTATATCTGCAAGAGTACGGTTCATCATTGCTCCTTTATTATCTCCCCATTCTAACACTTTTGCCAAGTCAGTAGGCTCAAGCATCATTGTGTCAAGAGAAATGTTACTTTGTGCTGGGGCAGCAATGAGAAAAGGTCTGTAATCAATACCTGTACTCATATAAACCATTTTCACCGCTTCTTGTTGAACAATATGCTCCGGTACACAAAGCAAGATGCCTACACGCAAATGGGAAGCAAGTTCACGCTCAGCTTGTTCAACAGGCAACAATTCGGCTAATTGGTGCACCCCTTGCTGTGTTGCCATAGTTGTGTTAACCGCTACAGAAATCTGCTTGTTCAACTCATCATCTAGATGGTGGGAAAGGGCCAATTGTGCTGTGGCATTTAGAAGGGTAAGAGGGTTGTAACTTACTGATTTAAAAAGGGAAATGACCAGGTCATTCCCTGATTTACCCTTAGCCCATACTAACTCAACAATGTCCTTTTTGCTAAGATATATCTCATACGCAGGGATAGCCCGTATCGCTTGTAAAAAGTTGGGATGACGTTGGTACTTTCCCCCATGTACACTGTTCAGTTTATATTGTTGATGAAAATATTGTGAGGTGTAATATTCCTGACCGTTATATTGAATAGACTGCATAAGAGGGTTAACAGGTTCCAGTACATTCATGGTAAACACTTTCCTTAAAAAAACATGGTGCATATTCTACAACGTACAGACCGCATACACTATACAATGGAACCCTATACCTCTACAAGGCACAATCGTACTACCTTGGAAATTTTATCAACAATAGCAAAACTATACATTGTAAAATCTTACATTAACCATTTCTGACCATTGTATAAAATTAACAATTTACAAGAATGCCAATTACAAAAATATCAAAATAAACATATACCATTGTCCCCACATTATACTGGAGTAGAAATGTCAACAATGCAAAGATTCCCAAAAATGTCCTCTATCCTTTCTACACTTATAGGGCAACCCTATAAAGACAGTTTTAACTGTTGGGACTATACCCGTCTTATTTTCTACAAAAGTTACCCACATATTCCCTTAACAAAAAGCATGTTTGACTCCACAGACCTTATGGTTGAAGTATGGTCTATATTTGACAAGAAAGATTATACAAATCTTATACAACCTTATGACATTCTTCTTATGTGCAACAATTCTCCTATGGTAAACCACTGTGGTGTATTAATAGACATTGAAAAATTTACCCATTGTTTGCCTCAAAAAGGTGCATGCATCGAATACCTAAATACATACAAAGATATGCTATTTCAAATAGTGAGATTGCAAGAGTTATGCTAACTCCTCTTGTGCAAAACACTGCACCAACAGTACTGTGTAAACTCCTCCTTTCCCCTGTACGGTCTGCAACTGGGAAACTCCATTGGAAAGAGTCGTACCATGCACCAGGTAACTCTCTACAGGAATACCTTCCCCATGTAAACAATGCTACATTGTATGTTATTGTTAATGGTAAACATATCCCACAGGAAGAATACAACACTTACCTTGTAAAACCTTCAACAGAAATCATTATAAAATGCTACTGGGGATGGATAGCAGGAGTATTGATAAATGTTGCTATAAGCATCCTTATATCTATTGCTATCTCCGCAATTATGTACTTCGCATTTCCTATTAAACCTCAAAAATTACGTGAGCCACATGAAGCAATAAGTGAGTCATGGGAAGGAGTTACCACTACACAAGGACCAGGTGGTTCAGTAGCCATAAGCTATGGAAGACGTAAAGTTGGTGGCCAACTTCTTAGTTCATACTTTTCCACTGAAAAAGTTACAGGAGGAGGAGGCCCTGGTAGTGTCGCCATTACAGCGAACAATTTACAATCAAAACTTTTTATTCTTCTTGCCATTGGTGAAGGGGAAATTAACGATATACTCGAAAATAGTATTACATTAAACAATCAACCCTTAAGTAATTTTAGAGATGTAGAAGTTACATCATATGTTGGATTACCCGTAACAACACTTAACTTTACTGAAGTAAAAAATAGTTACCCTGCAGGAGATATTGACTTAACACTTGCTCTCACTACATACACCACAATAGACAGTGTAGATGCTTTTATATTAGAAGTTGATTTCTCGCAAGGTCTATTTCATATAAACAGAAATGGTGGGTCAAGTCCAAATACTTCCACATACAAATATCGTTACAAAAAGTTTGGCACGGGAACATATTCAGACTACACCCCAGTAACAACTATGGCTGAAATACATGGTGTTGGCCATAGTCCAATACGACAAGAAGTGACAGAGTTAGCACGGTATGATATTGAAGTAAGCTTTGTTAATGCTACAGAAACCAATGTTTCACGTTCTGCATGGAAACCGTTTCTTCATGCTGTCACTGAAATACTCTATGTGGAACAAAGCTACCCTAACACTGCTCTCTTACAAATAGACGCTGTAGCAAATGAGAATCTTCAAGGTGCACTTCCTAATGTTCAAGTTATCATCGAAGGGTTAAAAGTTCGTGTTGGTTCATTTGGGGCAACACCAACATACTCAAACAATAATGCATGGTGTCTCATGGACATCATGACCAATACCAGGTATGGCCGTGGTATAGCAGATGCAGAAATTAATCTTGCAAGCTTTATAACTTTTGCAAATTACTGTGATGAACTTGTTGACATTGACACAGATGGAGACAATGTAGCTGATACAACGGAAAAACGTTCAACGTTAGACTATATACTTGACACAGATAAAAATCCTATAGATGTGTATGAAGAAATATTATCAGGTACACGTGGAATACTTATAAAAACTGAAGGCCAGTGGAAAGTAAAAATTGCCCAAGATGATACTGTTCAACAACTTATAACATGGGCACATACACTCCGTGACAGTGTTATCATTACCTATTTAAGAGATGTAGACGCCTTAAATGTCATGGAAGGACGATTTGCCAATGAAACACGTAACTATGAACAAGATGTAGCAGTATACCCAAGCATAGACAATTGGCCAGCGTTTATAAATAAAACCAGTGTAGAATTTGCAGGAGTTACCCGTAATACACAAATATTACGAGAGTTATTTTTCAGACTACAAGCTCGTGATCTACCAAAGCTTTCTGTCGAATTTGAAATGTCCCTTGCCGGGTTAACCTGTGAAGTAATGGACATATTCAACTTCAGCTATCCAAGACTTACAGAAGGTATAAGTGGAAGAATAGCCAGTACCTACGGCACAGAAATTAATACAACTACTCAATTTATTCTTGATGAAGATTTTACCTACCAAGTAGGTGAAGAATACACTGCATTTATACATTTTAAAGATGACAGCCTTATAACACGTCTCATAGAAAACCCTGCAACAAGTATAAATGTTACCAGCAGACTTGCAGTACTTTTGACAGGGGAACCAGTACTCCCTTTTCCTCCTGAAGAATTTGAATCACGGTTTGCTATTGGAAGAACAGTAGAAACAATAGTTTTACCTTTTAGAATTACCAGTTTAACACGTACAAATACTTTCAATGTTAAAATTACTGCAATACATCATGTACCGGAAGTTTACACTGAGTATCTTGCATTAGACGATGGCAATGCACCAATTTTGCCTTCCTACACATCTACCAGTGAACCGCCACCCCTTACAAGTTTAACTGCCCATGAAGTTGCAATTTTTGACAATGAATACAATGAACTATTAAATTTACATGTTCAACTTGATTGGACAGTTGCAGCAATTGACAGTAATCCAACAGTAGCCTATGCACCCTATGGTGGTGTACGAATTTATGCAGCACAAGTGGACAAATATGCCCTTTTCGGTTCTTTTGAATTTGGACAAGTAGAATTTTCAGGATTTAACAGTGATACAACAAGTTTTATCACACTTGCAACTTTAGAAGATGCATATGTCTTCATGTGGAGAGATTCTATAGCCTATGCGGGTACACCCCAATTTTACCATGTTGTCCCCATATCAATGCAAGGTGTACCAAATAACAATGGAGCATTAAGTATTGTTTTTTCAGCTATAGGGGAATCATTTATGCCACCGGATGACCCTACAGCCACAGCTATATCTATATCAGTTATAAACTTAACATGGGTAAACCATGAAGACCCACGACTTGTATCTATAGCCATATACCGTGCAACATCAAACAATTTTACCGTTGCAACATATGTAACATTAGTAGCTTTACCAACAAACAGTTACAGTGATACAGGATTATCAGGAGCAACCACATACTATTACTTCTTTGTCCCTGTAGACATATATGATAAACATGGAATAAATAATTCAACAGCAAACGCTACAACCTTTTAAGGGACAAAAATGGGCCAAATAGGTGCAGGAAATAGTGGAGCAGGGTACCCAAGTAGCTTGGATACACTTTTATACAATGTTGCAGGAGTAAGTGCCTATGTAAACGCTGTAACAAATATACCTGACTCAAATAGACGATGCGATGCTGAAGGTATAAATGACATAATTGATTGTCTTATTGCCATAGAAACTGAACTTGGCACAGACCCAAGTGGGGGATATGCCACTGTAAAAGCACGACTTGATGCTCTTACCCCTTATACGGATGAAAATGCTCAAGATACCATTGGCTCTATTCTTGTAGACACTGCAACCATAGATTTTACCTATAACGATGGAACACCTTCCATTACTGCAAGTGTCATAAACGATAGTATTACCTATGCTAAAATACAAAATGTCACTGCAACCAATAGACTCTTAGCCAGGTACACTGCCTCTGCCGGAGATGTTGAAGAAGCGTCCCTTGCTACAGGTATACGGTTTAACGCTGGTGCATTGGATTATGACATTAACAATCTCACTGCTGACGGTACACCTGACATGGCTACTGATTACGTAGTCACATGGGACAGTTCAGCAAGTGCCCATAAAAAAGTACTTTTAACACTTATTGCAACTGGCGGTGGTTCATACACAGATGAAAATGCCCAAGATACCATTGGCTCTATTCTTGTAGACACTTCAACCATAGATTTGACATATAACGATGGAACTCCTTCCATTACAGCGGATGTTATCAATGACAGTATTACCTATGCCAAAATACAAAATGTCACCGCAACCAATAGACTCTTAGCCAGGTACACTGCCTCTGCTGGAGATGTTGAAGAAGCATCCCTTGCTACAGGTATACGGTTTAACGCTGGTGCATTGGACTATGACATTAACAATCTCACTGCTGACGGTACACCTGACACAGCAGCAGATTACGTTGTTACATGGGACAATTCAGCCAGTACCCATAAAAAAGTTCTACTGAGTAACTTATCCAGTGGTACAATTACAGGTAGCGGAGCAGCAAACAAAGTGGCACTGTGGTCTAGTTCAAGTGCATTAACTAGTGACACTGCATTACACTATGACAGTACAGGAAATGATTTACTCATTGGCTCAACTACATTTGGCACAGGATTAAAGAATGGCCTTGTACTGTTCAACGACAGTACCACTACACCAAGTACTGATGTAACCGATGGTGTCCAACTATACGCAGCAGACCAAACATCTGGTGCTACAAGCTTATACATACGTTCAGAGGATAGTGTATTTACAAGTATAGGAAGTAGATTACTCCTTAATGGAACAACAAGACTTGCAAATGGGGTAGCCGCAGGTGGTATACAGTTAGACTGTGCAGGGCCAGCTATACAAATGAGTTATGCAGCAAATATTGATCATGGTATGACATCAATAGTTGCTACAAGTGTCTATTTTGACATGAGACAAATAAGCAGTGAAGGGGGAATACAATTAAGAGCTTTTTCAGAAGGGACAACAGCAACTATCCTATCCACAATAGGAACTACTGATCCAGTATCAACTAAAACAAATAGTTCAACTGCTGCTTTACGATTTGAATTTGGAAAGAAAAGTGGTACCACCATAGGTGGTATGGGAACAGGGGTAAATCTTGCAATTTTCTATGACGGATTTGTAGCAAATGGCACACGTTGGATTATTGATAATGATGGGAATACATGGCAATCAGGTAGTGCAACATTAGGTACAAGTTTACTTACAAACAATTCAACTTTACTCACCAATGGAGTTGCCTCTGGAGGGGTACAACTCGAATCTGCTGGACCAACATTACAAATGAGTAATGCAGGTTTTGTAGCACACGGTATGACATCTATAGTTGCTACAAGTGTTTACCTAGACATGAGACCAGTAATAGCAGGAGAAGGAGGGATACAAGTTCGTAGTTTTACAGAAACAAGTTTAGCCACTGTACTCTCCTCCATTGTTACCACTGATCCAAGCACTGCAAAAAGTAATAGCGCTGATGGTGCACTACGATTTGAATATGGTAAAAAAAGTGGAACAACTATAGCTGGTATGGGAACAGGAGTAAATTTAGCAGTATTTAGTGATACTTTTGTAGCAAATGGCACACGTTGGATTATTGATAATGATGGAGACACCTGGCAATCTGGAAGTCTTACCTTTGATGGTAGCCTTACCACAGGTGGGAACACTGCACGAAGTCTTATAGTAAACCGTCATACTACAAGTAATACCGCTGGTAATAACTTTACTATTGAAACAGGTGGCGCTACCAGTGGTGCCACTGATAAAATTGGTGGGAATTTTCTCCTTAAAACTGGCATAGGTACTGGTAACGCTATACCCTCTACCCTACAAATACAAGCACCATATTTTAGTGGTACCACAGGAACAACTAGTCAAACACTCGTAAACCGTTGGCTTCTTAATGGCACTGCAAATCTTACAAGTGGAGCTGCTACAACACTTATCACTATTCCACTTGCAACGTTACAACAGGCAGGTGGAGCAATTACATATAGTATAGACGTGTCTGACGGTACAGACATGCTTAATTTAGCAGGAAATGTTACCTATTCAGCAGTGAATAAAGGAGGAACTTATACCACAAGCTCCTCGGTACTTGGAACTGAAAGCTTAGCCAAGTCTGACATTACAGATACCCTTGTTACATCATTCACTTTTAACAATGGTTCAAATCAAACACAGCTACAAATAACTGTTACTGCAACTGGTATAACCCCTACAACTTTCAAAATTACCTATGAAGTTTCTACAGGAGCACAGCAAAATGTAACATTGGGATAAATTGTTATCGTATACCCTTGTAGGCGAAGCCGAAAAGGGTATACGGTAACCTACATAAAAGGGTAAAATGGATACAAATATCATTGAAAAAATATCCACACTTGGATTAGGTGCAGTAATAGCAATAATATTACTCTATTGGAAACGGAACGATGACACAAATTACAGTGAAACAATT